CGAACTGTTTCATTATCTGATTTTTGATTTGGAGACATAAGTTGTAAATAGTCAACAACAACAAAGTCTGGCTTGTACTGATCAATCTTTCCACGTATAACTGAAGGAGTTACTTCTCCACCACTGTCATTGGATATAATGTGAAACTCTGGTTTACCCTGCAACTTATCAGCATGCCATTTTTTAAGCATATCAATTTCTACTTCGCCATTGCTTAGTTTGCGATGAGACCAAAGACCTTCACCCATAATTGCAAACACACGATTACGAACTTCTGTTTCTGACATTTCAAGACTTATAACGAGTGGGCTACGACCCTGTTTCCAGGCCTGTACAGCGAAATACAGAGCCAACCATGACTTTCCAATACCTGGATATGCAAGGAACACTCCTAACTGTCCAGGCATGATTCCAGAAGGTAAGTAGTTGTCAAAACCTGGCAGTCCAGTTTTAATTCCAACCTGACCAAGGTCTTTCATCTTTTTTACATTCTCAAAATAAGCAACTGCTGAGTCAAGATCTGTTACTTCAATATCTCTAATAGCAGCAGTATTCTTTTTGAGTTCTGATGTCTTTGTAATTAAATGTTCTAGAGCATTATTTCCATTGCCACTTTGTACTTCACCTGCTGCATTGCGTAGAATATCTTTAAGGCTATCGTTTAAATATTCTGTTTGTAATTCTTCAAGATGATGCTTTGTAGCACCAACTCCATCAACTGGTTCAAAATCTCTAAATTTTTCTACAACAAGAGATGTTGGTGGAACTGATTGGTTGTTCTCAGAATATTGACGAATAAAATTCCATACATCATTATGTGTTCTTAGTAAATTATCAACATTGGCTTGCAATAATACGTGCACTTGCTTATCATTTAAAACTGCTGTGATTAACTTTGCCTCTGTATTATTCACTAATCCACTTCCTTGCTAGTTCCCTGCGCTCTGTTCTTTCTTTAATATCTTGCTCTACTTCTAGTTTACCATTAAGAATTTTTTCTGCATTATAGGCAAAATAATTCCAAGTAGGATTTTCTGCTATCTTAAAGTAATAATCTAATAAATCATAACATTCAGAAATGCCATATGACTCAACAAGAGCGTCTGCTGCCCACTGCTCAACATTAAGATTCATATTAGACTTGGCTTCATATCTTTGTAGATGAAATTTATTATATCTACTTAGCAAAGCCATACGGTCTTTGCGTTCAGCCATATTAGTCCTCTATGAGAGATTCTTTTGCGTCTTTGACTTTTTGAATTACTTGATTTTCAACAAACGTGTAAACACGATCCATTGCATCATTTGTAGTTTCACCTTGACGAACATGGTCTACAACTCCAAGATCAACTCTTAAAGACTGAAAGTTACCAAGGTTTAATGTGTATCCAAGTGTTGCTGATACCTTTGTGCTGTTATTTTCTTCCATACCCCACCATTTCTGTTATTAAATATTTTCTGCCCAAACAGGAATGAACCTGCCATCTTCTGTCTTCGTATATGTAAGTATACCGTCTCCCATTCGCCTTGTCAATTCTTGGCTTGTAGGAGTCATATTATTTGTTATTAGTCCATCTTTTCTTGGTTGTCCTATATGTATAGTAGCCAGTATAGCACGTATCTCTCGTACCATGCTTTCTGAATAATAAGATCTTATTCTAAATCCACGTTCACCATCTATTTTTGCACCCACTGGTGGTGGAATCATGCCAGTCTTAATTAACTTAGGCATATATTTTCTATGACGATTAATTAACTTAGCAGTCTCAGCAACAGTATAGGCTCGTTCTCTATTTTTTCTAAAGTCTGCACGAAGGCATGTTTCAAGTCTATCTTTAGTTATATTATAAACAGAAACTAAACCAGTAGATCTTGAACTGTGATGAAGACGAACTAAGTCACCATTAAGAAACCATATTTTTTTATTACCCTTTATTATAGTTTCGTTATTGTATGTTTCGCTCTGGATAATTCCTTTGCTAGTAACCATCGTCCTTCTTCACTTTCTGTTGGAGGGTGAAAAAAATTTCTTGATCCACATGTTATGCAATATGTTTCTATATGTTGAACACCGCTATACTGCCTATCAATAAACAAACGCCCACTGCATTTTTTACAATTAATCATATTACTAATTTGGTATGCCAATAATGATTAGGTGAACTGCTAAAGAAAGATCTCCAGATGCACCAAATCTAACAACGCCTTCAATTCTAGAGGTTGTTATTGTTTTAAGAATAACGCTAACATTTTGTCCTGCTGGTGTATTTCCAATATTTACTGGTGTTGCAGAAACAATTGGTGAATATTTAAAATCACTTGGAAAGTCATATGAAAATGTTTTTTCAGATGCTGCTGTAACTGTTGAGTTATTTGCCACTTCTACATAGCCACCAACAACTCTTGCCTCAGATGTTTTAATATTTTGTTTTCCAGCAGAGACAGTATCAATTGTAGTATAGTTATATGTAGCAGATGATACCTGTGTAGATAAATCATTTACTGCGTCTGCCAACTGATAGATGTATGTAACATCTAGTGGCTGTCCTCTTTCTGGTAGTGGTACCTTTGCCATATTATTCTCCTTTTATATGCTTTTCTCTTTTTGAAAGAGTGAAAGTCTTGTATCGTAAACTTTGTTGTTTGTTGGTATTTGAACTGCAATTCTAATGCCTGTTGGACTAGTAGCAAGTTGAAGCACTGAAACACTATTTGATGTGGTTGTTGTGTAATATGAATAACTTCCCCAAGTTCCGCCAACTTGCCAGGCTACCCAAACATCAAAAGTATCAACCTCAGAAAATATTGCTTCATATTTTGCAACATCTGGATCTGCGTCATATTCTGCTGGTGTTGGAAATGTCCAAATAGATGTTATTAATTTTGGAGCAGTTCCCAAATCTTTTATAATAATTCTAGCGTCGCTTGTATATGGCATCTCTGCAACGCTTGTTGGTGGAACAACAAGTCTTGTAATTGGAGAGTATTGAGATGTACGGTTTTTGTCGTCAGATATAACCCTATATCTAACATCATAAAATAACTCAGTGTCATTAAAACTTACATTTGGCAAGTCTTTATTTTTAATAACAGCCTTTTTAATTCCAGCGTCAACCATTATGAAGTCGCTCCACCCGTTACGTCTATACTGAATCTAAACTCAATATAGTTGCTTGTGTTTGGTGGCTTAACAACTGTTGAGCCATCGGTTGTTTGTATAACTGAATACCCTGTTAGTCCATAAAGTGGATTTAATGTTGCAATGTTTTCTAATCTTATTGCATCTAACGCAACGTAATAATCGTCTACTGGCACACCAGCATCAACAACACAAGCATATATTTTTACAACCGTAACTGCATCCCATGTAAAGTTTGCTGATGTATATAGTTCTTGTAGTTGTTTTGTTACAACATAATGTCTGTTTGTTGCAAAATCAATTCCGCCAACACCATCAACCAAGTTAACTTCAAACCTAGCATACTCTCCAGATCCAGCATCTGTTGACGCAAAATCAACAAGAATTCTAACTGAATCAGGTTCTGCATTTGAGTCGCCATCTAAACTTATTAAAGAAAATGCTAACCTTAATTCATCTATTGGTGAGTTTCTTGAAAAATCAACATTGGGACTTGTAAGATGAAGATGATTTGATCCAGCCTGAACAACAAGATGGCCTGCAGATAATGTTAAATTAGAATCATCTCCTTGAATTAAAATTGTATTATTTAAAAACCTTGCTCTTTCATATCTAGACGCTCTTGGTTCTTTATAAAAAATAGGGTTATCTATGTTTGTTTGAAAAACTGGTTCAGCAATTGCAATAATATTATCATACGCTGGTGCATCTAGCGCTGCAGTATATGTTGGTATTGCACTTGCAGCAGATGCAGTATGGTATTGCCAGTTTTCTGTTGATGTAAATCCAAATACTGTTTTACTATCTTTTGCTCCAGCAGATGGGTTTGATCCTGCAGAGAATATTCCAATTTCGCTAATTTCATATCTTTCTTCTGTTGGAAGTTCTGCAGTAAATACTATTTTATCAAGCCCGTCCTCATTTATAAAACCTCTTGAAGATATTGGCACACGTAGCATTTCAAAATCTAAATTAGTTTTAGTTGAGTAATCTGCAGGGGTATCTCCTGAAGATAGCGGGGTACCACCACAGCCAATAGCAATGTATGATGCATATGCTGGAGCCTGCCCAAGCATGTATTTGGCAATAATGCCCTTGCCTATATCGGTTATCATGAAGTAAATCCCTCTATTGTGTCTTCATATATTGTACCATTTGTAACAATTTGAATCTCTACTTGTTCGTCAGCCTCTAACTTAACCAACTCTATTGTTAGATTACCGTTATCTGTATCTATATAAATGTTGCTTCCATTTGATCCGTTACCCTCGTTTGGAATCTTGTCTTCTAGTTTAATTGAAAATCCCGCAAAAAATCTATTTGATGTTTGCTGAAGACTAACTATATTATTAGGGTTATATTGTTGCTGAATTGCTGATATATTTTTAATTGGTTGATATGAAATTGGCTGACCATTAATAGTATCAGATCTAGCAATATTAATAAGTTCTTGTCCACCAATGTTTTCAAATAATAAATCTTCCATAACTTCTATTGGTATAGTTTCATCATTAAATAATACAATGTCTGGTGTTGCAGTTTTAACTGGAGGTGCTGGAGGCGTATATGTTATAGCAGATACTGGCGTTATCGGAGTTGCTGTTAAGTTTCCTCCACCACCCCTACCAGTACTAATTCCTTCACTTGGTCCAGTATTTGTTTCTGTGGTACTAGAAGAACCTATTGTTGAAAGTACGGACTTAGCATATTTATCTGTTGCATTATTAAGTCTATCCATTGCTTTAATAAGTTCGTTTTTCCCTGGATTTGATTTTGCTAACACTCTGTCCATATTTGCCATAGCAGAATCAAAGGCTTTTTCTGCCGAATTAGTTGGTGAAGCCTTTATTGACGCTAATGGATTATAAGAATTATTTTTATCATAGTTACTATCTACACTTGGCACATTACACCTCCACTAAATACAATGTCATTTCAGGACCATTTGTATTTCTTGAATATTGTATATTATACACAACAAATCTTAAATCATCTGAAGCAACAAGATTTATGTTGTTAGAATCTTTATAGTCAATTGTAACAATATCACCAAGTTGTATTGCTGGATTAGGAAAAATATTAACTCCGATAAGTTGTTTTGGTTTCATTATTTTATTAACAACCCAATTCATTAATTCATCTGCATCATCTTGTGTTTGTATATATGGAGTGTCAAGTGTAAAATCATTGTTTCCGTATACCATTCTGCTTAGTTTAATTTCATCATATTTTGATTGTTCAACAAGGGGAGAATATATAACGGAAGAACTATCTAACTGTTGATTTAATAAATTACTTCTTTTTCTAAAATATTCATCTACGGTTAATTCGTGAGTTGTATCCTGTGTAAATGTTATGCCTTGAATTCTTAAATAGTTTCCAGTAGTTTCATCTAAGTTTAGTGATGTATCTGTTGCATTAAATATTAAAAATTCTGCACCATATGAGTCTGCATAAAATCCAGAACTTACATAACCCTTTAATCTATTAAGTGTTGGGCTTAATTTAGAATATAATGCTGGGTATGCACGATCATATTTAATATCAAAGTATGCACATTCCCTCATGGTTGTTCCAAACTCTTCAAAATACATATTATACTTTGGTGGTTGTTGAGAACTTATGCCAGATAAATAAGTTGACTTTATAATGCCACTCATTGCGTATTTTCTAAATGACTCAGAAGCATTGACCTCTGTTGCACCAAATACCGATGATAGGTTTTCGCCAACCGTAAAAACTGTGTTTTGTGAATAGTTTTCTGATAATGCATAAAAGTTTTCAAACATACATCTTGATGAGCCACGGACAAAAAGAGCAGAGTTGTTGTAAACTGGTAGTGGATCTGTATCATCAACAGTTTTAATTAGTTTATTATTTATATAAAGATAGAACCTTCTTATATTTCCAATATCTTCATACTCAACAGCAAGGTCATAGACTGTTGGAGTTTCTTCTGAAACCATGCGATATTGTCCAGTAAATCTACCATCATCAACAACAATTTTTGACAATCCTCCCCAAAGTTTTACTGGAATTGCATTTGTGTTTGAAGAATCTTTTTTAATTTTATAAAAAACAACATTATTAATTTCAATTGAAGATTGACCATTTGTATTCAATTTTAAATAAGACTCTATGTTGTTTTCTGTTAATGCTGCAATTTCAAAATAATAGCCATTATTGGTTGTTGGATTGAGCAACATTGCTATTCCACCAGAGCCACCACCAATGCTAACATTTTTATCTGGTGCTGATCCAGTTACTTGATAAAACGTTGTGCT